TTCCAGGCCTTGAACTTTTCTAAACCTTTTTGCCTCATAGCATTTATGTGATCAGTTGAAAGTACAGATGGTGTTGCTGGCTCAAAATGCATAAAAATTGCTTCAAGGAATTCTCCCTCGACAAATTCTCTCTTAGGCCTCCAATGAACCTGATGCGTTCCAGAAAATGTTAACGCTTCATTGTCCTTCATTAAAAATGTTTGCTCTTCTTCCCAGTTATCAACAACTATGTCCCACTCTACGTTAGATCTAATTTGGTAATCCAGAGTAAAACGTGGGCCACCGAATGCCTCATCTGTGTGTGGAAACAAAAGTGGATTAAACGTATGCTTGCCACAACTAGATGTTATTTTTTCATATCTTGAGAAATTATACTCTTTAAGTATTAGTTTTTCTCCAGCAACTGATTCTGCTTTAGATGTAAAAATATTGACTATCTCTTGTGGTAAAACAATGTGCCAACTATTAAAAGACAACTCGTTGTGAAAGTCTTGACTAGTTGTTTTATTAACAATATCAAATACTGTATTTATTTGATCTTGTGTTAGCAAGTCTTTTAGTATAACGTTTGGTAAGTTTTTTCTCATTATCTATCTCCTTTAACTCTATTATACACTAAGCCAATTATTTGGCTCTGGCTGATTTGATATACCTGTCTGCTCACGTAGCCTATGAGACCAGTATTCCAAAATTTCTTTTTGATTTTCTGACCAAGGCTTTTGATCGACATATGCAAAATGTGCAAAGATCATGTCCACCTCATCTTCATCAGACAAGACAAGATTAGACCTCCAATGAACTTGCTGTGTACCAGAAAATACCAATGCATCTTTTACGTCAAATACAAATGACTCTCCCTCTACAACTACTGGCCAGTCTACATTTTTATTTAACTGTATATCTACCGTCACTCTTTGCCCATCAAGTTTGTGTGTATCATAGTGAGGAAATAGTTTTGGGTTATAACCAAACTTATTAGAGTATCTTGCAAAAGAGTATTCCCTCAAAACCACACCTTCTCCAAGCCAATCGCTGACAGACTTGCTCAATCTATTTTCAAAATCCTTATTGCTTAGAGTCCAGGCCTTATGGCCAGCAAACTGTTGTAATAAAAAGTTATCTGGTCTATCCTCTACCATCTTGTATACATTTGCAACATCAGAGTCTGTTATTAAATTCTTAATGACAAATGGCTTAAAGTCTCTATTGTCGACATGACCATTCTCATAGGCTTCGTTGTATATTGCTGGATCAAAGTTATTCATACTCTTATTATACACCTTTCACATTTTTCACTGTTCGATACCCCGTTTTCTCCAAAAGGTAAACAGCATTTTAACAAAACTTCCGTCTTCAAAATCTCTAACTACTCTTCCATGTTCCTGAACCTTTGGCCACATGGCTACTGCAGAATTATCTTTTAATGGGTATTCCTTGTTATCAATAACAATTGGCCAGTCTACATTCGCAGATATCTGATAATCAAAACAAAGATTATCCTTGTTTCTGTCTTTATGAATTGGTAGAGACATTTCTCCATATTTTGTATTGTACTCGCAGTAGACTGCTCCAACAATTGAGTGCTGGCCATGATCTTGTTTTATAACTCTGCTAAATGCTTTTGTGACTTCCCTGGGAACGGGGAACAACTCCAACTGTACTCTTCCTTGCTCAAGTCTTATAAACTGATCTGTATCTAACTCACCAGAGTATCCGTCAGATTTTATCGGTATATTTTTTATTTCTCTTCTAGATAACTCTTTATCTATAGACTGCTGAAGACTGAGAACAAGTTCTTCTGAAAGAATATTATTATAAATAGTATTAAACATTTTAGTTTTTACCGTCTTTTATTAACTGTTCCAAAATAGAAAACTCTATAACTGCAAGTCTAACTTTTGTATTTGCTTCACCTATAGCAATAATTATTGCAGGATCATTGCCATTTCTAATTGCATCTGTAGTGGCTTTTGCCCAGACATCTTTATTAATAGTAAAAGATTTTCCGACTTCTTTAAAGTCTACAGTAAAGTTTTCCCAAGATGCATCACCTTTGTGTGTGCCACGTCCTGAGTTCTTGTGCTGCTTAGCACCTATTCTTTTACTTTCACTCTTCTCCGTCAAAGTCTCTCTTCTTTCTTTTTCCAAGATACACGGTTGTTAAGTGTTTTTCCTTACACATCCAAGTAAGAGTTTTTGTATCAGCATAACATCTTAATGTAGGAACAACCTGCTTACATGTATGGCATGGCCATTTGCCTGGATATACAGTGTAACTAGCCATTTAACTTAGACTTAATTGATGCTTGCAAGTCAAGATCCTCTCTAACACGATTAACAAATGCTTCTTTCCCTTGCACCTTTGATCCGTCAGGAAGTATGTACCAGGCGCCAGTTCTTTCGACAATACCATTTAGTTCAGCAGTAGTAACAAGATCACCGATGGTGTCAAGACCAATATCATCACCTCTAAAATAAAAATCATACTCGCCAGATTGAAACCCTGGGGAGGTTTTTGAGAACTGTAGTTCCCAGCGAATAGTTCTTCCAATTTTTTCTTCAATTAATTTATCTCCTACCTTGATCTTGCCCTTAATTGCTTGATTGTCTGACTCTGAAGAAAAGAGTTTAATAATACATGAGGAATAAAACTTAGTAGCCTGACCACCAGAAGGCTGCTGGCTAGTATACATAGCATTAATATTGTTACGAGACTGAGAAATAAGAACAAGCAGAGTTGGCTTAACTTTATTGTTTGCATAGTTAAGCATTTTCCATGCGTTACTAAAGTCACGGGATTCTGCTCCAATCTGCTTTGTATTTTCTAATGCCTTCATCTCATCTGTATCTTTTTCAAAATAGATTGCTGGAAGCATTGATGTAATAGAGTCTACCACAATTAGGTCAACTCCTGCATTCATTAGTCCTACTCCAACATCAACCATGTCACTAATAGTTCTTGCTTGTGAATAGATTAATTTTTCTGGATCTACCCCAAGTTGTCTAGCCCAGTCTTCAGAATATGACATTTCAGAGTCAATCCATGCACACAACTTTCCTTCTGCTTGTGCTAGAGCAATCATCTGAAGGCATACGGAGGACTTTGCAGAGGACTTTGAGCCCCATATGAGCACTTGTCTACCGTATGGAAGACCGCCTCCCAGGGCACGGTTTAAACCAAAACTGGGCGTAGGCTGATATTCATAACTAACCCCAACCCCGCTTCCAAGTCGTTTCCTTAACTTGGGATCAAGTTGTGCTAATGCTTCTTCAATACTAACTGACATGTACATCCTCCAATGTTACTGTTCCGTCTTTTGTCTTTCCAAAATCAAACTTATATGACTTTCCTTCTTCTAGCGTCATATAGGCTTTTGCAAAACTTGTGGGGAATACCGTAACAGAATGAAGATGTCTACTAGTATCTGCTAGCGTTAGTGATGCCATCTTCTTTCCAGCCTTAGTAACCCTTGGCTTAAAAGAAACAACAAGCATCTCTTCATCTTTGTATGGTAATTGTTTGTACCCTAAAAACTTAATCAGACCAGTCGTAGATCCTTTTATGGAGTCGACAGGCACAGCAGAAAGAATCCGATTATCATTAGCAAGAATGATATACGATAAGCCTGCTTCAATAGTTGTTTGTTCGTCATCAAAAATACCTACACTTCCCGTTTTATCTAGTACTTCAACTCTGGACCAGCCAGCGCCTCTCTTAATTGACTTAACCATTCCCATTAAAATGTAAGATCCCTTTTCCTCAAAATCTTCTATGTCTTTTATAAAGGCATGATAGTGTGCTGGAACTGAGATATTAAACTCTGGTAAATTTAAATAGTCGTATAAGTTTTCTTTAATTTCTTGTTCATCTCTCGGATTATCCCTGAATGTTGCTGCACCAATAATTCGTAGTGCTTGAAGAGAACGAGAGTTAACTCCATTTCCCTTAGTAAACGTAAACTCCTCAAGTTGAGCATACGAATCGAAAGGTCGTGCTGCAATGTACTTTTCAGCAATTTTATCGGAAATATATTTAATGCCAGATAGACCAAAGCGAATACCTTTACCCTCAATCTTAAAATCAATATCTGAGTCATTGATGTGAGGAAGTTTAACGCTAATGCCCATTCTCTTTGCTTCAATAAGATATTCAGTTCTTGCATCTTTGTCCTTTTCATTTTTTAGTAGTGAATACATAAACTCTAACGGATAGTGATACTTTAACCACGCCGTCCAATACGAGAGCGTAGAGTAAGCAACCGCATGAGACTTGTTGAACGAGTATCCTGCGTGTGCTTCAAAGTCATGCCAAAGATCTTTTGCTTGGTTAGGTGAAATGTAAGCAGACGCACCAGATACAAACTTATCCTGAAAAACATCAAACTCTTTAGCATCTTTTTTCTTTCCAATGATCTTTCTAACTTTATCTGCTTCCGACATGGACATACCGCCAAGCGATACGCATGCTTGCATAACTTGTTCCTGGTAAAGAATACAGCCATATGTGTCCTCCGTAAATTCCTTTAATACTTGGTGTGTGTAAGATATATTTTGACGACCATGCTTACGATCAATATAGTCTTTACCAATAGTATTCATTGCACCTGGTCTTACCAGAGCATTTGATGCTGCAAGTTCGTTTAGGTTCTTAACGCCCATCTTAACAAGAAGGTTTGTGTATGGTGCTGCTTCACATTGGAATACACCCTTGGTGTAACCATCAGATAGCATTTCATATACACGAAGATCATCCATAGGAATATCCAGTGGATCAATTAATTTACCATCTCGCTCTTTAATAATCTCTAGTGCATCTTTAAGTACACTTAAAGTTTTAAGTCCAAGTGCGTCGATCTTGATGAGACCAATCTTTTCAGCCTCTTCCATATCAACTGCGACAACAGGAATACGCTCATCGCTACCAGTAGAAGAACGTGTCTCCATTGGTGCGTACCTAAAAATAGGATCTTTACTAGTGACAACACCAGCAGCGTGAATGCCAGTACCCCTAATGCGACCACGAAGTTGTTCTCCATATATTTCTACCTCTGGATATTTCTCACGGAATTCCCGTGTTGTTTTTGATGTACAATATTCATCCCAAGTATCTACAAGTTTTAAAACCTTGTTTACATCTGTTAGCGGAATATTCAATACACGAGCAACATCTCTTACAACACCTTTATCTTTAAATGATAAGAATGTAGCAATAGATGCAACGTGTCTGTATTGTCTAACAAGATAATCTTTTACTTCTTCACGGCGTGAATCTTGAATGTCTGTATCGATATCTGGAAAGTCATTTCGTTCTGGATTAATAAAACGAAAGAAAAGTAGTTTATGTTTTATTGGATCAATGTCTGTGATTCTAAGTACGTAGCATAGCAATGAACCAGCAGCAGATCCACGACCTGGACCAACCATGATTCCTTCCTTCTTTGCCCAAACAATCATGTTACGAACAACCAAAAAGTATGGACCAAACTTTTTATCTTTAATGACCTTGAGTTCTTCATCAAGTCTATCTAGATATTCTTGATCCCCCTCATGTCCACGTTCTTTTAATCCTGCAAGTGCTAACTCTTTAAGTTCTTTATCTGGGTTCTTATATTGAACTGGAAGTAAGTCTAATCCTTCTTGAATTCCATATTCCCCAACCTTGTCTGCAATCTTAAGTGTATTTGCATAAATATCTGGTCTATCAATACCTTGGGCTTCCATAGCAGACTTCATCTCTTCATAAGAAAGAAGGTGAATATCAAACTTATTAAATGTGATCTGTCTGTCTTCTCCATACAAATAATCTAAGCGCTTCATCATGTCTGGTTGCTTTTTTGACTTTTCAAACGTATGCTCTTTGTCAATCTTGACATGTGTATTTAAAAGAAGTTTAAACTCTTGAACCTCTTTTTGATCTGTTGAACTATGGTGGCAGTCTGGTGTTACAACAACCTCTACTCCAAATTCATCTGCCAAAGCAATTAGTTGTTTGTTTATTTCTTCAGGGTTGTGTGGCATTACCTCAATGTAGTAATCATCATTGAATACTCGCTTAAACCATTCAATATGCTTTTTTGCAATTGCGAACTCGTTGTTCTCTAGTGCTTTTACAAGCACACTACTTGGACAAGCAGAAGTTACTATGATTCCCTCTGAGTATTTTTCCAATACCTCAAAGTCAAACCTTGGCTTTTTAAAGAAGCCTTCTGTCCAAGAAATTTCACTAATTTTATTAAGATTTTCTAAACCAATTTGGTTCTTGGCGAGAAGGACTATATGGTTGTAGATTAAATCTAGATCTCCGTCTCTTTCAGACTTATCTCTAGTATCAAATCTATCTTGACACATATAGCCTTCTACACCAAGTATAGGCTTAATACCCTTTGCTTTTGCAATACGGTGCAGTTCCCTATGCCCAGATAAAGTACCGTGGTCAGTGATGGCAATTGCTGGCATCCCTAACTCAACTGCACGGTCAATGTATTCTTCTGGAGTAGCAATCCCGTCAAATAACGAGTAGTGGGTGTGTACGTGTAAGCCTACGTAAGACATCTATTACCAGTCGATGTTTGTACTAGTAACAGAAGGTGAATCAAACCCAAAGAAGAATGCTTCTTGCTCTGGATATGGAACCTCACGAACAACCTTTTCTAGGTTGAAAAATTCAAAGCCATCCCATGCAAATGGTTCTGCATCTGGCTTTGATGGTAGAAGTGTGTAATTAGTTTCAGTTCCCTGACCATTACGCTTTAACTTCCACTCAAGATTTGAAACGCTTCCTGTATCAAGAGCGTATTCACGAATGTTATTAAATGCCGATTGCTTTGAAATGCCTTGAGACCATACAGCAATGTATGGATCTTCTGTGCCATCATTAATCAACACGTTGCAGTAAAAGCGAAGACGTGCACGCCATCCTGACTTTGGTTCCTTCTTTGCCATTTCGCAACCGAAGCAACGGCCTTCTGAGTCTACTGTGCAAGCAGCCTTGCGCTTGTAGTCCTTTGGGTTTGTATGCTCTGCAACTACAACAGAAAGACCACGGGCCTCTGAATAGTTTGCTGAGTCTTGGTCTAGTTCTTCTACAAATCGAATCTTTGCAGATTGTGCATCCGCCAGTTTAACCCAGCGAACTTTCTGTCCTGTTCCTTCATATTTTGGTTTTTCGAGCAGGGCGTTGATATCTTTTAATCCCTTAATTACGCTCATAGTGTTCTCCTTTGTGTTGTGTATATACTAGTTTAGCATAGACATGATAGATTTGTCAAACTGGAAGTCCAACTTCTTTATTTCCTCATCAGTCATATCGCCTATGTCTTTATATTGTTTATCTAATTTAATAACAGAAACACGAGAACCAAGTTTTTCAAGTATCTTGCTTTTCATGTTTCCTCCTGCCTCATCGTTATCTGCAATAACAATAATGTTATTGAAATACTTTTGAAGCAATTCTATTTGTATGTTTGATACGTTTGATCCAAGTGTAGCAACGGCTGGAAAACCTATCTGATCAAGTCTGATGGCATCAAAGGATGACTCAACAACATATACTCGGTCTGCAGTCTTTACTCTGTTAAGGTTAAATAATGTTTTTGATTTTGGTAGACCAGGAGTATTCTTAAATTCTTTTCCTTCAACTGATCGACCAACAAATCCAACAGGCATGCCATCTGGACTATGAACTGGAACGGTAACCATGTCCTGCTTATCTGAGTAACCTAATGAAAACTTTGACCATGAAGTTGCTTCAAGTTTTCTGTATCTAAAATAATCTTTTGCTCTTTCAGACATAAGCAAATTATTATATAACCTCTTAAGAATTAATTCATCAAACGCAACAAAGTCTGGCTTTTTGTATAGTTGTTTGTTTACTTCTTGCTCTAAGTTTCCTTCTTGCTCTTTATTCTTAATAAATCTAACAGACTCAAAATAGGTTCTTCCAGAAACATGCATAACCAATTCTACTAGATCTGCAATCTTGTGACATGAGAAACAAAAAAATGTTCCATTGTTCTTGTCTACTTCTCCTGCTGGGGTTCTGTTGTTTGCATGGAACGGACAGAAAATAATATAATCAGAATCTACTTCTGATTGAACGTCTAGACCTGCTCCTGTGATAACTCTTTGGATTTGGTCTTTGGTATAACTATTGCCTTGTTTACGTCTATTCCTGCTATCCATTCGCTTTTCCTTTTCCCTGCGTATACTCCGTGTATTGATAATTCAAAATTAAAAGATTTCTTATTCTCATTGTAGTCTATCGTAAAAACTGGCTCAATGTCAAATCTAGGGACATAGCCAGATAGTCGCATCTCAGATACGACAAGTCTAATGTACTCCCCTTTAAGCCTACCAATAGCAGAGTCATCGTGGATTACGCCATCCAGACTAAACTTTTTAATTGGCTTGTGATGATAATTTGCCATACATTAATTATACCCATATGTTTACTTATCCTCAAAGTCTTTGTATCTGTAGTATCCCTTGTCAAAATCGCATTGAACTAGGAAGTCTCCCATGTATCCATTACGGTTTTTACGGAAAGCACACTCAATGATATCACTATTCGTTGCTCGACCAAGTGCTAGAACCCAGTCAGCATCGTAGGCAATCTGTCTTGACCAAGCAGTTTGTCCAAGAGTTGGCACACTGGATAGGTCATTCACGTCATCTGGAGTTGCAGACGAAATAGCAATAATGGGAACTTCTTCACCAATAGCCATAAGTTTAAGTTCTCTTGAAAGGTTCTTCATTCGTACCGTTTCATTATCTGCTTTTTGATTTGGGCTCATTAACTGCAAATAGTCAACAATTACAAAGTCTGGCTTGTACTGGTCAATCTTTCCACGTAGAACCGAAGGAGTAATTTCTCCACCCTGATCATTTGAAATAATGTGAAACTCTGGCTTACCAGCAAGATTCTTTGCATGCCAAGACTTTAGCATATCCATTTCAATCTCACCATTAGAAATTTTTCTATGAGACCAAAGGCCTTCACCCATAATTGTAAATACACGATTGCGAACTTCTGTCTCAGACATTTCTAAAGAAATAATCATTGGTGACTTGCCCTGCTTCCATGCCTGCACTGCAAAATAAAGTGCAAGCCATGACTTACCAATTCCTGGGTATGCTAGGAATACACCCAGTTGCCCTGGCATAATTCCAGCAGGCAGATAATTATCAAATCCTGGAAGCCCAGTCTTAATACCAGATATACCAAGAGCCTTTTGCTCTTTAACGTTTTCAAAATACGCAATAGCAGACTCTAGATCCGTAACATCAATGTCACGTATTGCAGAAGTATTTTTCTTTAACTCTGAAGTTTTTGTAATTAGATTATCTAAGGCCTCATTGCCATTACCAGACTGCACATCTGATGCAGCAGTTCTAATTATATCTTTTAGGCTGTCATTCAGGTATTCAGTTTGAAGTTCCTCTAGATGATGCTTTGTTGCTCCAATACCCTGAATTGGCTGGAAGTCTCTAAATTTGTCTACCACAAGATCTAGTGGAGGCGCAGAACTATTGTGCTCAAAGTAGTTGCGAATAAATGTCCAAATATCGTTGTGTGTTCTAAGAAGGTTGTCTACATTTGCTTGAAGAAGAACATGGATCTGTTTGTCAGTTAATACGGCTGTAATTAACTTTGCCTCTGTATTATTCACTTAGCCACTCCTTAGCCATTCGTCTACGCTCTATTCTTTCTTTTTCATCTTTTTGTTTGTCTAGTCTTGCTTGAAGTATTTTTTCTGCATTGTACGCAAAGTAGTTCCAAGAAGGAGACTGAGAAACACCAAAGTAATACTCAAGTAAATCATAACACACTCCAATGCCATAGGACTCTATAAGGGCGTCTGATGCCCACTGCTCTACGTTTAAGTTAAGTGATGGCTTTTGCTCATACCGTGTAGTATGAAACTTGCTGTAGCGTGATAGCAAAGCCATTCGGTCTTTGCGTTCAGCCATTACTCGTTAATTTCAGACTTTGCTTCGTTAATCTTTTCAGTTAACTTATCTTCTACAAACTTATACACACGCTCAAATGCTTCGTTTGTATTCTCGCCATCTCGCTTATTATCAATGATGCCAAGATCAAGTCTAAGTGACTGAAAATTGCCAAGGTTTAATGTGTACCCAAGTGTTACGGATACTTTTGTTGGTTCATTCGTTACTACATAATTGCTGTCTGACATTTTGTTTACCCCTCCCAAGGGATTAGTTAATAGATTCACTCCAGATAGGAATAAACCTACCATCTTCTGTTCTCGTATATGTAAGTATACCATCCCCCATTCGACGTGTCAACTCTTGTCTATTGGGTGTAATATCATTTGTAATTAAATTATCTTTTCTTGGTCTACCAATATGCATACTAGCAAGGATATCACGAATCTCTTTTACTTGCGACTCAGAATAATATGATCTTACTTGAAATCCTCTTGCCCCGCCCTTTTGAGATCCCGTTGGAAATGGAATGACTCCTCGTTTCATTAGTGATGGCATATATTTTTTATGCCTATTAACAAGTTCTGCAGTCTGTCCAACTGTATATGCTCTTTCTCTTTTACTTTTAAAATCACTAATTAAACAACTTTCAATTTGATCTTTTGTAATATTATAAACAGACATTATTCCGTTTGATTTATTGTAATGATGAATTCGAACTAGTTCACCATTTAAGAACCATACTTTTTTGTTGCCTGTAATTACAGGTGCGACATTGTACGCTTCGCTCTCAAGATTTCCTTTTGTAGTAGCCACTTGCCCTCCTGAGACTGCTCTGGTGGATTAAACATTTTTCTAAAACCACACATAATACAATAAATTTCTATAAAACTAGCCGAACTATATTGTCGATCAACAAACATTCGTCCTCTGCATCTGCTGCACTTTAGCATTAATTTGGCAATCCGATAGCAATAAGATTTACGCCAAGCGTTACATTTCCTCCAGTTTTAAACTTAACTATGCCATCTACTCTAGAGGCAGTTATAGTCTTTAGAACTACTGAAATATCTGATCCTGCTGCGGTTGCCCCTAAGTTAATCGGTGTTGCAGTTACTATAGGAGCAAACTTAAAACCACTATATGTAAGAGAAAATGGTAACTCTCCTCCTGCGCTTACAGGGCTGTTGTTTGCAACTTCTGCATACCCTCCGACCATACGCATTTCTGATGCGCCCATGTCTTTTTTACCAAAACTAATTGTATCTACTGTAACATATTTATTTGATGCAGAAGACATGCTTGTAGTCAAGGAGTTTACCGCATCAGCAATCTGATACAGGTAACTTACGTCAATTGGTTGGCCTCTATTAGGCAGTGGAATGTTTGGCATGGTTATTCTATTATACCATTAAATGGCCTGAGGACCAAGCGTATATGACTTTAAATAACTAATGCTTCTGTCTATTTTTAAACCTTTAAGGAAAATCTCAACAGTCACAAAGGTTGGAGGAGTTGAGGTCTCGACATTGTTAATAAAATAAGTACTTGGCTTAATTAAAGAAATAGATGTTCCTTGCACTCTTTGTTTGTATGCCCAGTCTCCAGAATCATTTTTATCCCACCTAACCCATACATCGTACTCAGATTCCGTTCCAAGGCTGTAGGTTGTTCCACTAACTACCTTGTTAATTTTAACTGGCTCCCAAGTAATTGAAGCAACACCACCACTAACAGATATGTTTTTGTTTCCAACAACATACGTGTAGTCAGTTGACAAAGATATCTGAGAAGACCAATGGGATGTTCTGTTCTTATCCTCTGAGATGATCCTGTATCTAAAGTTGTAACCTTCAGTTTTTGGATTAATTGCTGGTAAATCTTGTTTTTTAATTCTTATAACTTTTATATCTTTGTCTGCCATTACGACACATCCATTGCAAACCTAAACTCAATGTAGTTACTAGTGTTACCACTTTTTACAATTGGCAGCCCTGCAAGATTTCTAATAACAGAGTATCCAGTTAAGCCATAGAGAGCATTCTCTGATGTTGTATTTTCCAGCCTTAAGGCATCTAGCGCAACATAATAGTCATCATCAATAGCATTTGCTGAGGATGCTCCACTCTTAATCTCTGCATAAACTTTTACTGTGTCTACAGCCTTCCATGGAAATCCGCTTGTTGTTTTTAACTCTTCAATTGTTTTATTTATTACAAAATACCTATTAGTATTAAAATTATTTAAACTACCAACAGCATTGCTGTGATCTAGATTGATTTGCATTTTTGAAGTTTGTCCAGAAACAGTAGAAGATGAAAACTCAATAATAACCTTAACGTTCATGAAGTTTGGAACAGTCTCAACAGTTCCATCTTTTGAAACAATGCTAAACGCAAATCTTAAC